TCGATGGCGATCATGAGGTCGGTCGAGGCGACGAGCTCGGCCGCGCTCCCTTCCCCCATCTGCACCCCATTGGCGGCCAGGGCCACCTTCTGGGCACTCTTGATCTGCCCGCCCTTGAGGGTGAGCCGACCCACCTCCTTAACCCCGGACAGAAGCGCAGACTGCGCGCCGGTCTCGGAGATACGGGCGTTAATCTCGGCCATTGCCGCCGAGTGGGCCAGTGAGCTGGCCTGACTCTTGGCGTTGTAATAGGTGCCGATGGCGCTGTTGGCAGCCCCAAAGAAAGAGCCAATGAGGCCCATCGAGCCAAGGGTGTTGGTGTTGGAATACCAGGGAGTCGCTGTACCGGCCGGCGTCGTCGTCGTCACCGATGGCGTCGCGGCCGGGGCGGCTGACGAAAACCAGTTGAATGGATTGAGTGATGCGGCACTAGGCATCCAGTTGGGCATGGCCATAGGGGTTCCTCAGAGTTGTCGGCGATATTCCGCCAACGGGCGTTAGACAGGTGCACTACCCGCCAATGGAGACCTCCAGGGTCATACCCACCACGGTGATCGGCAGTGGGTCGGACTGGCGCACCCAGACCTGGGCGCTATCGTTCCACGACGGTTCGATCGGCATCCGCAACTCGCGGCTCTTGAGACCGGGCGCCGATCCATAGGGCTCGGTGGTGCGCTGCTTGTACTCGGTGAGGTGATCCGCATCGGGACCCACAAAAACACCCGAGGAGGCAGACACCCGCAGGAACACCTGGTTGACATTCTTCATACGCCCCTGACCAAACGCCTCCACCTGGAGCGCTAAAGGTAGGCTTTGCAGGTCCGCCGTGATAGGTAGGCCCACCTGCACCTTGCTGGCCGCGATGTCCAGGGTGACGGCGCCCCCTGTGACGACCTTGCGGGGGTGCACCGCGCCGTCGGCGAGGATGTTGACCGTCTTGCCTTCCAGCCAAGTAAGACCGCTGATGACATTGCGCGCGAAGGACCAGGTCGTCACCGCAAGCCCCCGCAGGTGAGCGGGAATAATCTTGTCCACCCGGCCTTTAGCCACCGTGGTTGAGGTGGTGCTGGTGATGCGAAGGCGATAAATAATGCCGGTGCTGGAGTCTTCATAGACCACCGCGTCACCCACATCGCTGCTGCCTGGGAACACGAAGGTGGCTATGGAGGCGGTCAAGGTCAGCTCATCGGCGGGCCCCCAGGTCGTGCCCCCGCTCACCGCCATGGTCGTGGCGGTCGTGTTGGCGCCGTCGTAGGTGCTACCGCAGTCCACAAAATAGGCATCCTCCTGCGCGTCAAACCAGCGGCCCGCCATGCGCTCGACATAGCGCTTTGCCACCCCGTTGACGGTGCGCTGGACCACGAAGTAAACCGCATCGTCATTACCCTCTGCGACCACGCATACCGACTCGAACAGGCCGTCGGTATCGTGCTGATGCCACGCCCCGATTTGTTGCTCGGGCATATAGGTCAGACCCAAGAGTTTCCCATCCTCACGCACGAACCAGGCGATCGGGTGAGGGCTTTTGGAGAAGGTCATGTCCGACAGGGTATGGTTGTCGAACAAATGGGGCGCGCGGATTGATAGATCGCCGGTGATGAAGCCATTGGCTTGCCAGTTGTAGCCCAATTCGCGCACATGCCCGCCGCGCGCCGCCTCGTAGAGCAGTGAGTTGTTGACGATGATCGGCTGCACATTGGAGGCGCCGACATAGGACTGTGGTTTGACCGAGACCGAGCTGGGAGTGATGGCGTCGGAGTTGACTGAGGTGACGCGCCACTCAGCCGCCGAGGTGAGCAGGATCATCTCGGTGAGCGGGATGATGTGCCGGATGGTGTTGGCCTCGCGAGCGGCCACCCGGAAGGCGATGCGGTCGTCATCCTTGATCGGTAGCGAATAACTCATGTCGGACTCGGTGCCCGACTTGGTCATCCACAGGTTCTGAGGTTTGTTGACGGTGCCCGCCAAGATCCGACGCTGCTCGAAGTAGGACACCGCGCCGGGATAGTTACCCGCGCCGGAGAAGGCGTTGTCGTAGGTGGGCGGTGACTTACCCTGATCCGGGGCAATGTTGTCGTCGATGATGGATAGGACCGTGGTGGTTTGGCCGATGTAGCCGTAGATACCGCCCTGCAGCTTGTAGATGCGATAGCCCGAGGCTGTTGCTACCGCCCCCCAACTGATCGTCACAATGCCGCCGGTCTCCAAGACATTACCGCTGGCACTGGCCACGCTGGAGGCCACCGACTCAGAGACACCATCGGCATGAATGGCGGTTACCGCATAGGAATAGGTGTATTTGACGGCCGTATGACCAGACGCCACGGCCGTGACACCACCGGGGGCCGCGATCGGAGCGGTAAAACCCACGATGCTCAAGGTCCAGCTCGTTGCGCCCAGGCGCCGCAGCTCACGCGGCTCATAATTGGGGTGCGCTAAGGTCAGCACATCCGCCGACTGCACATAATGAAGGTCAAACAGGTCCGCCTCGGCGTAGGGGTGTGCGACCTCATACGGCACTCCCGCCGACAGCAGGGTCCCCCCTTGGGTATGAAACCGGAAAAATCCCGGCGATATCTCGATCACCATCGTCTGGGTGGTTGAATAGGTGAACGGGATTAGGCGCGTCTTTTGGGTGGAATTCCTAACCTCGCGCACGAACCGGGTGCCGGCACGATTACCTACCGGGCCGTGCGGGAACACGACAAAGTTACGGCAAGTGGCTAGTCCGGTCTGATACTTAACATCGTCGATGCGGCCGTAGAACTCGGGCGTGACCTCACCGCCCGCGAAGGATCGCTGCAGGGTGCGGGTATTCGGCATCAGCGACCCCCCATCCAGTCGGGTGTGTGGGTGGGCACATGATGACGCTGGTTGGAATCAGAGCGAACCGCCTGACTCAGCATGACCTGGAACATCGCCATGCAGCGCTTGGCCTCGGCCGTGCCCGCATCGCCCTTGATAACCGGGCCGGCCAGGTGGGAGGCCAGTAGCCACGCCAGGGCGTCGGTGAACAGGGGTGTGAACTTAGTGGTGTCGGTCACCCGCAGGGTATAACGCAAGGTGGCGTCCGCCAGGTCGGTGAGGATAATCGCGGTCCCGGTATCGGTGTTCTCAGTGTCATACGGCTCACCCGCGTCATCCGGTGAGGCCGCGGCCGGTAAGACCGCCAAGAGGCGCACCACATTGGCCGGGCGTGCGTAGGCATACGACCAGTTCCAGGTCGTGACAGACAAGGCGGCAAGGGTTGCCCGCCGGGTCGTAAAACCCCAGTCGTGCATCTCCAGCAAGGAATCGCGGGCGATCGGATAGAACCGCGCGCAATGCTCCGCTTGGGAGGACCCCTCGGGCGGACTGATACTGGCCACGCTGGCGGTGTCGCCCAATCGTGCCAGGGCCAGGTTTGCAATATCAACTTCCGATGCCATGACATGCTCCAGAAAAAAAGACGGGGCATCCAGGAAGGACGCCCCGCAAGGTTCTCAGGGAGAAACAACCTGAGAGGAGGAGTTAAATAAGGTCCTCGGCACCCTTGGGGGTCAAATCAGCCGCCAGTTGCGCGGTTATGGCAGACAGGGTCTCGGGGGCGGACCCCTTGACCTTGACCGCCACCTTTGGCTTGCTGGGTAAACGGCCGTCAACGACGGTCATATACCCGGCCGGCGTCAGGCCGTCCGGCAACTCGAATACATCCCCCGGCCGATACCGCCGGCCGGAGATGAAACACATCGCGTTTGTTTTAACCCGGGTGCTCATGGATCACCTTAGTTGCTGGCGTCGGCATAGGCCGTCCAAGCCGAGGCATCCACCACCACGCCGGCGCTGACGGCACCCGCTGTGAGGGCTGCTGCGCCGACATTGGCAATCAGGCCCAGGTAGCGCTCACGGGTCTTGGAGCTCACCTTAATGACGATCTTGTAGCCGGACACCAGGGTGGCCTTGGCGATGGCACCCGTGGAACCGATCACCGTCGCTGTACCATCGGTGGCAACCGCAGCCTGGGCGTCGGTGGCTAGTTCAAAGTCAATCGTGGCGGCCCCGCCCGAGGTCACGGCCGTATCCACGCTGATGACGACACAAACCTCTTCGCCTTCGCCCAGATTGCCGCTGACCGTGGTCAGATCAATCACATCACCTACCAGTTGACGGCCCGTGCCGGAGGTGCCCAGTGCGGTCGCATCCGCAAATTCGTTACGCTCGTCGAGAATCATGATTTCACTCCTTATAAATTAGGCAACAACCGCTTCGTTGGCAGCCAAGCTGTCGCAACGACGCACCGGGATACCATCGAACATGGTCACATGCTTACCGGCCACCTGATCCATGGTCAGGGTGGAACCCGCCACCTTGTTCATGATCTGGCGACGCAGGAAGCTCCGCACGCTGCGCGAGCAGTAGAAGGCCGGACGGCCCATGGACAGGGTCGGGATCAGTTCCACCGCCTGGGTCATGAGGTCAATCAGGTCGGCGCCACCGCTGGCATTTTTGGTCAAGGAGGACAGGTCCACATTGGCGATGCGCACGACATAGCGCCAGTCACGCACGGACAGGCCGGTGTCCCACTTGTAATGGGTGCGATAACCTTCCATGCGACCGCCGTTGCCGTCCACATTCTCGATAGTCACTTGGCCCTTATCCTGCATGGACAAACCTGCCTTAGACCCCTTCGGGAAAATACCGTGCACGGTGTTGGCGCCCCAGACCACCAACCAGAGGGAGTTGTTATCCGCTCCCGAGCCGCCCGCGTTGAGGACATTCTCGCCGTTGGCCGCGGACAGCGAGTTAAAGCGCGGGCCAAAGCCGGTGAAGGCCTCCGGCTCAGTGCCCTCGTTACCGTAGAACAGGGTGCCAGACATCTCCTGGTTCATACCCTCAATGTGGGCACGATCTTCGGAGAGACGGAAGGCGGCGCTGTTGCCGTTGAGATCAGCCAAGGCTTTATCGACCTCGGCATACGCCTCTAGCATGCCGCAGGAGTCGGTGATCTGCGCGGTCAGCGACTTGGTCGGCTGCACGCCGCCGTACAGTTTGCGCCAGGTGGGCGCGGGCAGGCCAGTACGGACGGTGGTCCGGTGGCCGGTCGGCAGGTTACCTTCGATGAACACCATGTCATCGAGGACTTCGTTGGTTTGCGTCAGCAATTCGGCGATGGTGTCGATCTTGCCGTTGGGATCCAGACGCTTGGTAACATCCAGAAGGGTGGGGTGAATCGTGGACAGGGTAGTCATGATTTAGCTCCTTATGCCTGATTTGGAAAGAGGCGTTTGGCGGGGTCGGTCGAGGCTTCTGCCCCACTACGGCCACCTACAAAACGGTCCTCACTGATCGCTTTACCGGCCCGGTAAAACGCCCGGATGATCTCCGGGTGATTGCCGAGGCCGGACTCGTTCAACAGCGTGCGCAGCTCGGGGCTTCCGAATTGATCCATCGCTTGCTTGGCCACGGCCAGGTTGGTTTGCAGGCTGTCGCCCCCAAACTCCTTGTCTGCGGTTGCAGCAGCCGCCCAGTCAGTACGGGCCTGGGTGAGCAGTTCCGCCTGACGCGACGCCATGGCCGGGGCCATCTTGTCGATCATGGTTTGGGCTGCCGTTTGCGAGAGATTCAGGTCCCGGGCTACGGTCGAAAACGACGCGACAGCGGTAGCGTCCATCTGGACCCCTTCCGGCATCGTGAAGTCGGCGTAGGCATCGGGAGCACCCTCCACCTTGACCTCAGTCTTGGTTTCAGAGGTCGTCTCGGCGCGGGTCGGCTGTTGATTTGCCGCCGGATCCGTAGCCGTGGCTTGCGTCACGGCCGCATCAACAGCGGCAGTTGTCGATGCGTCCTGGCCTTCAGGGGTCGTTGCGGCCGGTTCCGTCATCAGTGTTTCGTTCATTTGTGGCTTCCTTCACCATGGTTGGATAAAGTTCTGGACAGAGCGTGTGAATCAATGCCAGGACGCGCAGACCTTCGTTCCGGTTACCCTCCGCAAAGGCCATGGCCATCGCGTTGGTGTTGAACGAAAGCCGGAACAATCCGGCCCGATCCAGAAGACGCCACACGATGCGGCGCCCTCGCTTACTGCTCATGAGCCATTTCAGATCCGCCTCCTCGGTCTCGCGGGATAGACGCTCATGCAGATCTTCATCCGCCTTCTTGCGCTCCTGACCGCGTAGGTCGAGTGGGTCGTATCCGCTCATGGTGTGTACACTAACGGCGCATCAGCGAGACAGGTGCACGGCTAGGCGTTGTAGCCCGAGAACATGCCGATGATGTCGTTGGCCGCGTTCTTGCCGCCCGTGTCCACACTCCCCAACTTGTTCATCGTGTCGGCCCCTTGGGCCATCATCGCGGCCTGCTGTTGCGCCTGAGCAGCCTGGGCGCGTTGCTGGCGCACCAGGGCCACCTGATCGTCGGCTGTGATTAGCTCCGGGTCCACACCCAGCATGTCGGAATAGATCTCGGCCCACTTGTCGGCATCGAACTTATCCAGCACCTCGGGCTTGATGGACGCCACCTGGCCCAGGTTACCGACGAAGCGGTCCACCGAATTGGTACCCACCGCCCGCTGCGCCTGCGCCAGCATGGAGACGAACTCGACATTGATGTTCTGCCCTTGCAATTCCATCGGTGGCGGCGGAACGACCCCGGCCTGTAGCATGCGGGTGAAGGTCATCTCGATCATCGGGTCGAGCAGCTCGTTGTGCAGTCGCTCCAGCACCGGACCCAGCATCAACAACTTTTCTTCATGGCGCTCGGCCACCTCGGTTGCCGTCATGCGTCCCATGTCGGTGTTAGCCAGCATCAAGAACAGGTCGGCATAAAACGAACTGCTGATTCGTTGCCGCACATCCTGGATGTCGGCGAGCAGGTGATTGAGATCAAGACGCACCTCGAAGGTGGAGCGAATCCCACCGTTCTGCACCGCGGTATCGACATAGGTCACACCCCCGGGCAGGGTGTTGACGCCCTGGTTTTTAAGCGCGGTCGGCACCTGCATCGGCGGCTTGGTCTGGTAGTCGATGCCCTGCGCCTTGCGTAGTTGCTCGTGTTGCAACTGGCGAATGTCGCCCAGGGCCTCCATGCCCGGTGACAGGCCGTAGATGTCGCCTCCCGTCACCGCCCAGCGCGGGCAGAGGGCTGGGAACTCGGCAAAGCCAGATTCTCGCAGGACTTGCGTATTGTCCCCGCCCGCCTCGAAATAGATCGACGCCCAGGGCATATTGCGATTGTCCTTCTTGCGCGTGTCGCGGTCAGCGCGCGGCTCGATGCAATGCACCACCCGCTGCCAGGCATCGAGGTTGCCNCGGTCGTACAGGTTGCGCACATGNTCGGACACCGCATCGCGGCCAAACTCGGACACCATCTGCGCCACCGTCATCTCGAACTCACGGAACAGGGTATTGACCTGGCCGCGCGCGTCGGCCGTGATGGCATATTCACCGATAGTGAGCGGGTAGTGATGAATCACCCGATCAAAATCAGGCAGCACGATCGAGGCCCCCGTGCCGAAGGCGCCCAATTCTTCGTACATCGAATGCAGCGCACGGTAGGTATTCGAGCGCGCAAAAATCGTCAGCATCTGCCGCGTGACATCATTCAGCCACAGCTTCACCGCGTCGGACTTCATTAAATCCTGGTCGCCCGTCGCCAGTCGGAACCACGGTCGTGCCGGCGAGGTCATGCCGGCCATCATCCCGGCCGCCAGCACGCGCAGGCTGCGAGTGCCGGTGTTGTCGTAGATGTTGTTGTGGCGGCGAGTCCCGATATTGGTCTGTTGCTGCGTTAAAAAACGCCCCGAGCGCGGCAGCAGGGTCTCGCCGATCTCCTTCCAGTGCGAGTCCCAGGTCGAGCGCTCGGTTTTGAGCTGGGACCAGCGCTGCAAGAGCTTTTCGCGCGGGGTCTGGGTGCTCATCTTAACCACCCAGCAGCGTATTCTTGCCCAGCGCCAACGAGTTCGGGTCTACCCCACCCGCGCCCGTCAGCAGGGTACTAGCTGGACCGGACATTCCCATCTGGGCCGCGTTGGACAGCATGGCCGAGACATCAGGGGCCTTGCGGTTCGCCGCGTTGACCGCTTCATCCGCGAGTTTCTCTTGCTTTATAGCGGTGGCTTGCGCCTGGCGCTGGGCTTGGTCTTGCTTCTTACTGGCCCGCTCGCCGGAATAGATCGAGTAGGCCGTACCAACGGCGGCAGCAGTCGCGGCAATCGTCATGGCTCCAGACATGGTTATTCTCCTGTAAAAGTGAAGGTGTCCCGCTCGCCCTGTTTACGAGACAGGAGTAGGTCGGTGTCGTCCGTAAATTGCGCCTCGGCCTGCTCGACCGTCTGCGCAGTGCTTGGAAAAATCATCGTGATGTCGGTATCGGCGTGAGCCACCCAGGCTTGCTTGCGCCCCGCGCTGGCGGGCAGGACATGAAAGCCGCACAGCGCGACGGTCTCGTCGCCCACCGTCACCGTGGCATGGCCATTGACGATCACCAGGGTAGGGATCTTGATCAGCGCCCCCACCAGGGTCGTGTCGGCCGGCATGCGGATCGTGCGGGCATACATCCCGGCATGGAGAACATGGTGCGTGGCCAGGTCGATCTGCGGGCATTGCAATAGCACCGCTTGCAAGGCGCAGACGCGCGCGATCGCGGCCGGGTTCATCGGCTGGATGCGAAGGTCGCGGGTCGCCATGGCGGTCATACCAAACCCTTCACAAAAGTCGCGTTAGACGCGCGGTAGCCCATCCGCGGCATGACCCGTTCCAGGCGCCCGCCGGCCGGGGCCGAGACAAAAAAGGCCACCGCCCCGCGCGAACGGGCGTACTCCTCAGCCGCCTTGAGCAGCATCGCCCCGGTGCCGCCACAGCGATCCTCGGCGCGCACGAAATAGGTCTCGGTCGTTGCAATCGCGCGGCCAAAATGAGGCACCACCGAAATCAGCAGCGCGAGGGCGCCGACTAGGGTGTCACCCCTAAAGGCGCCGAACGCAGCCAACACCCCCGCATCCTCCATCGCCTGGTACATCTCGACCTGCGGATTGCGCGGTCCGAGCTCGGGCAATGCCGACTCGGCCGCGTACTCCGCCCAGAGGGCGTCGGCATTGGGTGCCGTATAAATCTCGGCGGCACTACAGCGGCGGATAGTGGTGTCCATGGCGCAGGAGGGTATGCCCGCCCCCCGGCGACAGGTGCACCCTAGATGCGGGCGTAGGGGTCGTAGTCGGCCGGCGGCGCAGATCGGGACAGCACATCTCCCGCTTTGACCACCGCCTGGGCGTAGGTCAGGGCCAGGGCATCGGCCAAATCGGGCGAGCCGGAATCCGGCAAGCGTTTCTTGATCTCGTCCTTGGACTCCAAGACGATGCGATTGGCCGCGTCATAGCGATAGGTCGGTGTAGCCAGCTCCAGCTTGAGCGCGTTGTCGTTCGGTAGAGCCAGGCCCCCGCGCACGGCGTCGGCCAGCAGGTGCCACATCTCGGTGCGTTTGTTGACATAGCGTGCATCGGTCGCCCGACCTCCGAAGTTGACCTCGACCACGGCATGGCCGAGTTGTCTCAAGCGGTCGATCACCCCCGACCCCGCACCCGCGTCGATAAACACCGCGTCTGGCATCCACGCCACGATCTTGGCCGCCACCCGCCCCGCCAGGTCCATATTGTCGAGGCCGCGATAGACCATCGGCGCGAAGGCCTGCAGGCCCTGGCGCGGGAAGATCACGCTGCGATCACCGCCGAAGCGGGCCGGGTCCACACCCAGGATACGCGGCGCGTAGTCCATGCTGCCCGGCGTGTAGACCCGATGCGCCGCCGCCTCCACATCCGTCAGGCTCAGAAGTTGATCGTCGCCGGCCGCCGAGAAGTCGCACAAATACTCGCGGGCAAAGGCCCCCTCGGCCATGTTGGCCTTGAGCCGCGCCACCTCGACCGGGTCCAGGGCATCGGTGTCATAGACCGTGTAGCGCGCCCGCGCCCAGTCATCCTGTCCATCGGCCGCGAAATACAATGCCGAAAACAGGTTGATCCCCTTGGGCGTGCCGATGAACCAGGTCCAGCCCCGGCGATCCGATAGGGCCGGCTGGATGATCTCGTCCCAGACCTCCGGCTTGATCTGCGCCACCTCGTCGATGACGCTACCGTCCAGGCGCACGCCACGCATCGCGTCCGGGTTATCGGCACCGAAGATGCGCACCTGGGCCCCGTTATGCAAGAAGGTCACACTCAGCTCAGACTCGTTGATCTCCGCCGCCCGCACCGAGACCAGCGGCACCACCATCTGCTTCAGGCGCGACCAGGCAATCAGCTTGGCCTGCTTCAGGAAGGGCGCGACATAGAAGTACAAGGGCAGGTCGAGGTTATTCTTGACCGCGGCATCGAGCAATTTCTTCAGTGCAATCTCGGTCTTGCCTGCCCGGCGATGCAGCGCCATGACCATGAAGCGACGGCCACGGGACAGATCCGCGCACTCGCGTTGCCAGTGGCGCATCGGAAAGCCGAAGCGGACGGTCTCCTCGCTCATTCCACCAGGTCGGTGAACGCGTCGAAGTCGAACTCGCTGACAATCTTCACCTGGGTGCGCAAGTCTCCCTGCACCGCCAGTGCCGCCGGGATCAGCTTGGCCGACAGGCGATAGAACTCGGTCGGGTTGGCCTCCGCCCAGGCATCCAAATTGGCCGTGTCGCTCTCTTGCAGCCGGCGAAAGGCCTCCTCAAAAACCGCCTTGATCGACGCGGTCACCTTGTTGGGGCTTCCCAGGCGGGTTCCGCCCCCTGTTTTTTTACCTATAGCCATCGCAATCCATCGCAATCCATCGCAATTTNTAACAAGCCCATTGTCACCACCCCCTCACCTCGACAGGTGCACCCGCTTGATCCGCCAGGGTATTTGACAGCGTTTCAACCCCGTGCAGATGTTGCGAATCTGGCTCTTGCTGACCTCAAACTTGTCCGCAATCTGCCGATAGCTCCAACACTGCTCGCGCAGTTCCAGGATCAAATCCACCTCGTGATCCGTCAACTTGGCCCCGGGATGATCCTCGCCAATACGATAACCGCTCTCATTAACCGCCACTCTCCGATCCATCTTCACCCCCTCCACGCGAACGCGTAAAAAATTACTGTTCCTCTTGTTCCTCTTGTTCCTCTTCGTTTCCTATATATACTCCAGCCCCCCTATATAGGGGTACTCTGTACTCGTTTTATATAAAAGAAGAGGAACAAGGGGAACAAAACACCAAACCCCAGTCAGAATGGGATGTCCGAGTCGTTCCCCTTGTCTATTTCAGAAGGGGAACGAAGAGGAACAAGGGGAACAAACACCCACAAGACCCCGGCATTAACGCGCATCTTTTTACGCATATAGCCCAAAGCCTTCAAAATCGACGAAACGCGTAATTCTTCACGCCTCCCGCAAAACCGACCTTCCAGCCCCAGCGCTCCTTTTAAGACATCCGCAACGCGTAAAAAACCACGCGCGCGCGGCACCTCACCCGTCAACGCATCCGGGGCATCCAGCCAATCCGAGACGCTATCTACCCAGGTATCCACGATCATGTGCTCACCGTGGACGGCCGCACCCAGGCGCTCGGCGTCCTGCCACCGCACGCCATCGCGCTTAAATATCTCCCGCCCCTCGGCCCAAAGTTGCGCGCGGTCCCGAACAATCCCCTCGGTATCGACACGGGTCACCCGTAACGGCAGCCAGCGCCGGTTGCCGGTGGTATCGGCCAGCATCTCCTCTTGGTTGGTGGTGCCGACAAAGGTGATACGGCGCGGGTAGGTGGTGGCAAACTCCCGGTACTTCGGCACCCACGACTCATGGGTGCGGGTGATGAAGGCCTTGATGGATTCCAACTCCTTGGTATGCAAACCGCGCAGCTCGCCGATCTCCCCGAGTAANCGCCCTCTCATCCGCCGCGCCAGGTCGTCCTCTTTTTCATGGAANGACAGCTCGGCAAAAAAGTCCGGGGCTGGGGCCATGGCCGCCACACCCGTACTCTTACGGATCCCCTGGTCGCCGATCAAGATGGGCACCATATCCGCCTTGCACCCGGGGACCATCACCCGGCCCGCCATCGCGGTCCACAGGTACAGGGACACCGACCTGACATACGCGGTTGCATCGGCGCCGAAGTAGGTGGTGAGGAAGCCCTCACAGCGTGGCACACCATCCCAGGGTAGGGTCTCAAGCCAGGTGGTGGCCGAGTCAAAGGGGTTATCGTCCGCCACCAGCAGCACCACATCGCGGATCAGCTCGCGCCCCACCGGCCTGAAGCCGCCCGCCTCCAGGGTGATGCGTAGCCGAGAGTAGTCCGCGTCGGCAAAGGGTAGCCACTGGTCGCCTCCCGCGCTGGCCCACATGATCTCGTCGCGAAATTGGTCATACCGAATCTGCAGGCCGCACAGGTCAGGTCGGCGCAGAGCGGTTGAGACATTGGCAATAGAGGCCTCGATGCGGCCGCTGCGGTCACGGATAAAGGCCGGCTCGGGCAGGGCCCCGGTGGGTGTAGGTAGCAGATCAAAATCACCCGACACATCCTCCACCCACCCCGACTGACGCGCCAGGTCCAGGATCGAGTACGCCGTGACCATCGCCCCGTCCTGACGCCGGCCGAAGCTCGCCCACTTAGCCTCTAGCTCGCGTGACCCCTTGTATTTGCCACCCCCCGCAGACCAGGCGTCGGCCATCGCCAGGCCCGAGGCCGAGCCGCCGGTGGCGTGGTGCAACCCCATAAGCACCCGCGCCCAGGTGTCGTGGTCCACATCCGGGTTGATATGCGCCAGGGCCTCCTGCAGCACGACGATGTCCACCTCCCCGGTCGTCGCCGTGGGCTCCGGTCGCGCCACGACGGGTACGGGGGGTGACGCGGTCCAGACCACCTCCAGCGCGTAATCACGGCCCATCGCGGCGAGGCCAAACAACGGCTCCAACGGCTCCGAGGCCCCCGCCAGCGGTAGGATAAATTGGTTGCCAAAACCGTCCGCCGGCACACAGTCCTGCTTGGGGAAGACCTCAATCTCATGCGCGGCCACCCCCGCCGTGCCGGAGTTATAGCCGATTGACTGCAAGACGTGCTCCATGAACCGGCGCACCGAGTGCGCGTCCTGCGGATCGTCCCAGATCAGATACACATGGATGCCCGACCCCCCACTAGAGCGCCACGGGATAGGGTGGCAGCTATAGCCCTCCAGCGCGTCGATCAGCGACTGGCACACCGCCACCATCGCCGCCCATTCGACCTCACCCTGATGGGCATCGAGATCAAACAGGCCCACCAGGGTGACCGACTCACCCGCCTTGATCGGGCTACACCCGCGCGCCGGGCCGCCATTGAGGTGCTTGGCCAATCGCGTATCCGTCAACGGTTCGCGGGTCCAGAGGGTCTTGCCGTCACGCTTGATCGCGGTGACATCAGTACGCACACGCTCGACCAAGGGGCGCAGCGCCGGGATAAGATGAGGGGCCATAAATGTCTCTTATGATTATGTCAGTGGGTGTTGCCTATAAAACTCAATACCCTTCGGGCAGATCGACCAGGCTGGCCAGCCGAGGGCTGATCAATCGTCGGCGCGGAATCCCGAACTGCACCTCAATCTCCAGCGCCCGACGCGGGGGCACATACCCTCGACGCAGCGACGCGCTAATAAACTGCTGCGTCACCCCCAGGGCGGAGGCCAGTTTGACCTGACCGCCCGCGAGGATGACCGCTTCGTGGATACCTGTTTTGTTGTTGCTCATGATGTCTCCTCAATAGGATAGAGATCGGGCCTGAGATCATGACGCGATACGCCGGTCGCCTTTTCGATCGGGATGACATACTCCCCAGGGACCTTACCTTTTGAGCGATTGATCCAGTTCCAGACATACATCTGTTTAAGGCCGATGCGCCTAGCTAACTCGGTTTGAGAGCCGGCGATAGCGACCGCGCGGTGAAGTGGTGTGGGCATAGAATCTCCTTAAATAACCCCCACAAGATAAAACACTTGTTTTTGACATGTCAATATAAATTTAGTTTGTGCTACTACAACGAAAGTTGTAAATTACGAGCATGGCTCTCGGTAATAACATCAAAACGCTTAGATGCGCGCGAAACCTCTCACAAAACCAACTCGCTGCGCTTGCGGGAGGAAAAGTGACGCAAGGGGTGATCTCTGCGCTTGAAAAGCGCGACAGCTTGGCCTCTCGCCATGCCGCATCTATTGCTGCTGCCTTTGGGGTCACGCTGAACGATCTTATGGGGGATGCGATCGAGCCACCCAATCCGACTCGGCAACAAATCCTTATTAAGCTGTTCGACGGCCTAACAAAACGCCAGCAGGACGAGGTGATCCAAGATATTTTGGAAACTAAACAAAAAAACGACGAGTTGCTAGTCGAACTCAAGCGGAAAGCGTAATGACCGACCTTGATGGGCGGGTGGCGGCGGGCCTAACCTAGGAGCAGGCGGGCCTGGTCCTGCATACCCGCGGTCGCGTCTGGCTGCAATGGGAGTCGTTTTCTGCCGGGTCACGGGTAGATAAACCCTGCCCGCCAAACACAAAAAAACACCTCGTCCTTGTGAGGTGTTTTTTTTTTCCTAAATAACAACATAAGTATTGACACTAATAAAACATAGGTTATATTGTCGTCACCCACAACACACCGAAAGGCCCAAACCGTGATCGCAACCCCTCTTACTGCTGGTCGTCTCTACCGCGTGCGCGGCATGGGGCTTGACCTCACCATCCTCGCGCGGCACGCCTGCGCCGCCCTCTGCATTGCCATGTCCATTAAGGAGACCCACCATGTCGCTTGAAACCGTCCTACAAGAAAACACCGCCGCCCTGCACGAGTTCACCGCGCTGATGACCAGACTCTTGGCTACCGAGATCGTAGGCGCGGCTCAGTATCAAGAGGCTAAGGCCGTTAAGGCCGAGG